CTATCCATAGCTGAGGCACTTCTCTTAGCAGCTTTGTTTGCCATTACTCCACCGATGACAGCACCGGCTATTTGACCCCACATATTATTTTCCTTCCATAATTAAACAGCCACCCATGCCGTTCCGTTGTAGACGACTAAACCACTGAACCCATTTGATAAAGGGTTCCACGGTGATACGGCATACCTGACCATTCCTTTTACTGGACTGTCAGGAGGTGTATCTGTCACAACTGTTGACGCTTGAGTAAGCTGTCTTATTGCTGTTTCAATTCTTTGTAGCTCTTCTTGTAAGTATCTTCTTATGCCTTCTTCAAATACTGGAAACTGACTTCTAATATAAGGGTTTACCGTGGCGTTGGTTTTATCATCAACTGCCATTACCTTGACCCAGTTGCCTCGATGTCTACATCAAAACCTGATAGATCGAAGTCCTTGTTATCCGATATTTCTACTTTATAGCTGAGATACCTTCCGGCAGCTCGACTATCTATTTTGTAGTCTGTAGACATATCAAAACTTGTTGAACCCTCATAAGTCGGAGTTGAGTTCGGTATATCCGAGGCTCCGAAAGTTATCGTCAGGGTTTTATCACCTGAGTGAGTTGTTGAGGCTTGAGGGTAAATTCTCTTAATTACTTTGTATCCACTTAGAGGGGTTCTTGTCTCATCTAAGTCAATTCCTATTCTTTCTACTTTAGCTGGTTTTACTGATTCACTATCTAACTGAAAAGCCACACGACCTAAGTCGGATAAATCTAGGGCGAGTAACTTATCTGAGGTAATTCCATCTGAGGAGCTATCCTCGCAGACCATTAAAGTATGTCTGTCATAACTGTCTTCCTGAGCATAGTATGTTCCACCGACTAAGGCATAAGTTAAGTTCGTTGCCGTAGCATATGTGTTAATTGAGTTAATGTTTGCTACAGTCGCTGAAGAAACATTAGGTAAGTCCATGAAAGACCAAGTGTTATTTCGATAATTAAATACTGCTGCTCTGTTACACCTTGTTGCATTTGGAAAGCTAACGAGGCTATCTCCGGATAGGTAGCAGAAGTATATCTCATTTAATGTTGGGTTATGTTGAACAAAGAACCTTTCCTTGGCTGTATTGTTCAAGCCGTTATAAACGAAGCTTCTGACTTTCTCATCTGAGATTGACTGCTTGGTTGTTCCATCATGAACATAAATATCGAAGTCACCAAAGCAGTAGTGTTTGCCGTCTACTTCAACGACACAATTTTGGTTAATTAAACCACAGTCAGTAAATAGCTTTCTAAAGTTAAAGATGAATGTTCCACCGACAAACTCCATAAGCCAAACTTGGTCACTTGAGTATATGATAAAGTTTGAACCTAGTGGAAGACCATCCACGATACCTGATAACATCTCACCGAGGTCATTGAAACCAGCAGACTTGGTTGTATCTGTTTCATCCCAACTGTCAGGTACTGCATTTGCAGTTGCCACATTAGACCACCTAACCCTAGTAGGGAAGTTATTAGAACCTTCAGTTGTGTTAAGGGCAACTAAGAAGTCATTATAGGATCTTAGTGAGGTACATCTATAGTTAGCCGGAAAATTTGTTAAGTCAGCAAAGTTAGTTCCTGAGGATGTTCTGAATACCGGTACACGGTCTTTTCTATTTATATAGTTTACAGAGGACAGAGTTGTTCCAGTAAAAGGTCGTGGATCTGAACTGCCACTAATTGAACCACTTCTGTCCGATACTGTGCCTGAGTTATATTCTTTTATCGCCCAAGCATCAGAAATCATAATCACACTGTCGTATCCGGTACTAGGAACTATGCCGTATGTAAAACGAGGGGTAAATCCCAGTGATCCTTTTATTTCTCTGAAGATTGGTGACCTACGGACTTTCCCCTCGTCAAAGCGTACATTAATTGCTTCCGAGAAGCCGTTAATAGGTAAGTTGTAAGGACTTATGTCTGTAATAGCTCCTATGGAGCCTAAGTCTCTAATTGGGAAGTTAGCCATATCTTGTTCCTTACATAGAGTTTGTAGCTGAATAAAAGTCTTGTAAGTCTATAGCTCCTGAAGTTGGAACATTGGCGTTAACACCGACTGTAACAACTCTTGTGCTAGTACTATCTCCACCAAAGGAGAATGTATTGGATGACCAACCTGAGCTAGATCCTGAGAATGACATTGATATAGTGTCACCGGATTGAGCTGAGACAGTAGCACTATGAGACTGGCTAGAATCATTCGATGCTAAACCTTGGTTAACAACATTAGATCCATTTTTAGCTAACACGATGGTTGCCGTATGGGAGTTCCCAAAGCCACCATAGTAGTATGTGAATGAGAAGTTATAGGTAGCTGTTTTATCTACAGTCCAAGACGCTGTCTGAACATTAGCAGCTCCATTGTCAGACCATAGGGAGTATTTTACTAAAGAGGTATTCGTATTAAATGCAAATGGTTGATCGACACCACCCCTACCACTGTTGTTACTAGAGGACGATGTACTACCGGCTGTAACTGTATCAGTCAGTGACGATGGAACAATACCACCACCTTTATAGAGCTGATTAAAAGCTAATTGACCAGTTCTACCAAACTCAGTTCTTATGTTATCTACAGATATCGCACCACTACTCTGAAGAGCCACAAGAGCATCCTTTACTTTCAAGTCGGTCTATATCATTCTTGAGTTCTTTTATAGCCTCTATAAGTAAGGGTACTATTTTCTCATAGTGGACTGTCATATATGTTGGGTCGATAGGAGCCTCTGCGATAATCTCAGGAAGAACCTTTTCGATATCCTGAGCCGATACACCCACCTCGACTTTATCTTCGTATCCTAGGTCTAATGCCTTTTGGTTAGGCTTGAAGTAAAAGCCTCTTAAGTTTTCTACTTTAGATACGGCATCTGTAATTGGGTTTATGTCGGTTTTCAGTCTTTCATCGGAGTAGTATGCAGTCACGTTTCCGGTAGATCTGACTTCAGCAAAAGTCACTGTATCGGAAGTTGCTACAGCTTGTCCTATAGATACTGTAGGAGTTGCACCCTCAGATCCTGAGTTCGCTACGGTCACTCCAGTACCACCGGTTATACCGGCAACATAGTTTCCTGAGGTATCCGTACCTAAGGCAATGCCATCTCCGGTTACTGATATATTACCTGAAATCGATAGGTTACCAGTTACTGTAGCTCCTGAAGTTGTAGCTGCTACTCTTGTAGCTCCATTGCTATCTATCAGGGTCGTTGGATCTTGGTTTAAGGACGTATGGGTAGCTGTTACTGCTCCAGTAATGTTAGGAAAGGTAGCTTTTATAGTCGCTTTGATTAACCGTAAATGGTCATCTGCCTGAGCCAAAGCATCGGTTGCAGTAGGGTTAGATGTTACTAATCCATTGATATAGGTCGCACTTTCTAATGCCATAATATTCTCACTCTGTTTAAAAGGGTCGGAACAACAATAACAACAACAACAAGTCTTTAACTCTTTTTTGAAATTAGTTGATTAAATAGACCCTTGGGGGTCTCAATTCCTAGGTATGGTACCAAATTTGAACGACATAATCAGCTAAGTACTTGATAACATAGGATACTCTAGGTAAACAGATGTATTATCTGATGTCCAAAACAAATAGCCTAACCTAAGACATTAGTCATTATGTGAAAGTTATTAGTATAGGGTAGATTGTAGTCGTTAAAAAAAGGGAACTAAACACTTAAGTCAACCCAAAGTAAACCCATAGTCTACCATAAGTACCGACATCGACACCAAGTGCTTTCTCCTAAGGGTGGACACAAGTATCAAGGGTCTTAGTAAGACCTCTTGATAAATCTATGTGTAATGCTTATTCTATTTATGTGAACTGCTTTTGAGATAACCTGAGTTAGCCTTGTTGCTAACACTTTTACAGTTGGTATTCAGTGGCAGTTCACGTCTCCTAAGGTCGTTGTAGAGAACACCGTCCTTCTTCTTAACCATAGCCATCATCTCCTCATACTTAGCGTCTAACACTGCTTGTTCATGAGCCTTGAGACCATTGTCAAAGGTATCATCCATAGATGTCATACCTTGCCTTAGGGTCATCGATAAACAACTGCTCCTCAGGACAATAGGTAGATGGCTTGAAGTCACTGGTGTTTATCTTGAATGTTGCATGGCGACCCTCTCGTATCCTCTCCTTAGCACATTGACTACATCGTGTTGGTCGTACTCGATACCTCTTCAGTGGTGTTAGGTCTATGCCACAGTCACAGCATTGCTCATGTTCCTTAATAGGGAACTTCCTTGGTCTCATAGTCTCTCCTTTTTACTATAAAGTTCTAGGCAAGTACTCTTAGCCACAAAGCTATCAGGTATAACCTGAGTTACTTTATTCTTAAGGTCTTCTAGTCTTGCCTCACATTGTTTATGGGTTGGATATATCGACTGTGTGTCTTCGACAATAAGACAGACATTCGGATCTGATAATCTACATATCAATAGAAAAGCTTTAAACATCAGACCAACTCACAGCTATTACCTGAACAAGCTAACTCTTGTGAGGATGTAGTTGTATCCACAACCTCATACTTCTTAAGCTTAGTCCAGTCGATGTCGATAGGTAATGACTTAGCTACCTTATCGTATCTACTCTTGTCACAGTCTTGGTAGGGTGCTTGTTGATAGGTATGTTCATCGAAGGGAAGGAAGGATACTCCTGACATCCACTCGAAGTTCTCATAAACCCAAGCACCGACATCCAACCACTCATGTTCCTTAACTGATATTGTTACCGATGGCTTATGTTCACACCAATGTTTCTGATAGAGTAACCATAGCTCAAGCTGTTCGATGGCACTCATGTCAGTCCTAAATACAGCTCCCTTATCAGCCTTCATTGGAAAGCTAAAGACTGACACATGATCAGGTTGCATTACATCATCCTCAACTGGAAATCCCTCGTCTATCATAAGCTGAGTTAGAGGGTCTTTCTTATCACCTCGAACTGTTCTGATGTAATAGGGGTTGTGCCTTGCATGAATACCTGAAGAGGCATCGACAAGCTGAGACACAGTTCCTGATGGCTTAATGCAAGTGATTGCCACTGACTGGTTTATCCCTAGCATCTTAGCGTATTCTTTATTCGTATCTATTGCCATCTTCTTCAGCTCTTCCAAGAGCTTAGGTAAACCCTCTTTAGATGCCAGTGACTTACCATTAGTTAGTGAGCAATCCATGATACCGGTTAGACTAACTCCGAGTAGTCGCTCCTCTTCACAGTTCTTACTCCAGTCTGAAGAGACATACTTAAAGTTTGTCAGTGTTGACTGTAGTGTACCTAAAATAGTAGCTAACCTAACTTTATCTAGAAGTGTCTCCCTAGTGTCATAGGGTCTGATGACAACCTCGGATAGGTTACACACCTCTCTGTCTCTTAGGAGTATCTCAGAACATGGGTTACAACCTAACTCATATCCATCGACATTCCTTCGAC